GGCAACCTCGCGACGGCGCAGGTTTCGGACCGGGGTCATTCGACCGATGGCACGGGGTGTGACGCCGGGGTCCGGCGGCGGTTCACGAGGGATCGCGATCCCGTCTCGCCGGGGTCCGCCAGGGATGCGCGCTGGGATCCGTGGGGTTTTGTCGTGGATGTCGTCTCGGTGAGGGAAGCATGCGAGGACCGAAACCCATGCCGACGGCGATCCGGATGCAGCGCGGCAATCCCGGCCGCCGGCCGATCAACACGCGGGAACCGACGCCGGATCCGCTCGATCTCGAGGCGCCGGCCTCCCTGTCGCCGGCGGCGGCCGTCGAATGGGCGCGCCTGGCGCCGATGCTGGCGGCGCGTGGCCACGTGACCGCCGCGGACCGGGCGGCCTTCATCGGGTATTGCGTCAAGTTCGCGCAGTGGGACGCGCTCGAGGCGGCGGCGCGCCAGGCCCCGTTTGTCGTGACCGCACCCTCGGGCTATCCCATCCCGAATCCGGCGATCGGCATGGCGAACAAGGTGTTTACGCTGCTGTTGAAAGCGGCCGCGGAGCTCGGGTTGACACCGTCCTCCCGCTCCCGTGTCCAGGCCGTCAAGGAACCGGATGCCGCAAGCCCGCTCGCCAAACTCCGCGCCAAAGCGGCCGCCGTCCAGGCGCTCCGCCGCGTCAAGTAGCGGACTCGGACCCTGGTCCCGGTTCCGGCATCGGGTGGACACCTACGCGCGCCGGGTCCTGGGGGATCCGCGGGCTGGCGCGCCGATCGTCGCGGGGCCGCACGTCCGCGCGGCCTGTCAGCGGCATCTGGCCGATCGCGTCCTGGCGGCGCACCGCGGCGGCCATCCGCGCGGCCTGGCGTTTGTCCCAGCGGCCGCGGACGTGGCGATCGGGTTCTACGAGAAGGTCCTGCGCCTCCCGGATACGCGGGACGCTGCCGGCGATCCGAAGCCGTTCCGCCTCGAGCCGGCCTTGGCCTTTATCGTTGGCTCCCTGACCGGCTGGATCGGTGCCGACGGGTACCGGCGGTACCGCGAGGCGTACATCGAGATGGGCAAGGGCAACGCCAAGACGCCACTCCTGGCGGGCCTCGGCCTCTTCGGCCTGACGATGGACGGCGAGACGGCGCCGGAGGTGTACGCCGCGGCCGTGACGCGGGACCAGGCGCGGGTGATGTTCCGGGACGCCGAGCGCATGGTCGACGCCTCGCCGGCGCTCGCGGAGCTGGCGATTGTCCGCACGGTCAATAACTTGGCCGCTGGCCTCGGGTTCTTCCGGCCGTTCAGCCGCGATCAGGGCGTGAAGTCCGGTCCGCGGCCGCACATGGCGCTGATCGACGAAGTCCACGAACACACCTCGCCGGAAGTCATTCTGAAGATGAAAGCCGGCTTCAAGTTTCGCCGGCAACCGCTCGCGGCGTACATCACCAACAGCGGCTTCGATCGCACGTCCATCTGCTGGCAGCTGCGCCAGCATGCGGAGCGCGTCCTGGCCGGCGCGCTCGAGGACGATCGCTTTTTCGCCTACGTGTGTGCGCTGGATGACGGAGAGGATCCGCTCGAGGACGAGGCCTGCTGGATCAAGGCCAATCCGCTCCTCGGCGTGACGATTACGCCGGAGTACCTCCGCCGCCAGGTCGACAACGCGCGGCATCTGCCCAGCGAACGAAACACGGTCCTTCGCCTCAACTTCTGTGTCTGGACGCACACGCATACGCGCGCGATCGATCTCGCCTTGTGGGACGCCTGCGATCCGCGGCCGCCGGATCGCGATCTGGTCGGCCGGCCGTGTTATGGCGGGCTCGACCTCGGGCAGTCCGACGATTTCACGGCGTGGGCGCGTGTCTGGGAGCTCGCAGACGGCGGCCTGGCGGTGAAGATGCGGTTCTGGATTCCCCAGGCCACGCTGGCGAAATATCCCGGCCGGCCGTATGGCGACTGGCAACGCGCCGGGCTGCTGACGATCACGGAAGGCAACACGACCGACTATGACGTCGTCGAAACAACGGTCGCGGCGGACTGCGCCGCGGACGGGATCCGGGAAGTCGCCTACGACAAGCGCTTCGCGGAACAGATGGCGCAACATCTGGCCGGCGCCGGGATCACGATGGTGAACACGCCGCAGGGCTTCGGCCTGAACGAAGCGATCCGCAAGAAGCTGGAGCTCATTACGACCGGCGCGCTTCGCCACGGCGACGACGCGATCCTCGGGTGGATGGCGACGAACTACGTCCTCCGCCACGGCACCAAGGGCGAAGTCCGGCCGGACAAGGAACACGCTGGCGATAAGATTGACGGACAAGTGGCGCTCGACATGGCGATCGATCGGCTCGTCCGCCGGCCTGTGACGAAACCGCCGCACTATCAGATTTTTGTCTTTGGGGGCGGCGCCTGATGACGCGGCCGCGCGGCCGGCCCCCGCTCGATCCCACGGGGCATCCCTCCGCCGCCGTGCATCTGAAACTCGTCACGATGGATTTCGATCGCGCGGCGTATCTGGCGCGCGTCCGCCGGACGAGTATCCAGGCCGTGATCCGCGCCGGCCTGGCGCGGCTGCTGCACGACGAATTCAGAAACCTAAAATCGACCGCGCGCGGCTGAGGGTGCAAGACTGCGCCGCATGTGGCGCGCCGCCTCGGTCCTCGAGCTGAAATCGTTCGATGACGAACAGCGCATCATCGAAGGGATCGCCACGACGCCGACGCGGGACCACGCCGGCCATCACGTCGATCCGCTCGGCGCGGAATTCCGCCTGCCGCTGCCGCTGCTCTGGCAACACGATCAGAAACAACCGATCGGGGAAGTGATCGCGGCGTCGGTCACCGACGCCGGGATTGCCATCCGCGCGAAACTCGCCCGGATTGACGAACCGGGACGACTGCGCGATCGGCTCGAGGAGGCCTGGCAGTCCATCAAGGCCGGGATTGTCCGCGGCCTGTCGATCGGGTTCCTGCCGATTGATGCGACACCGATCAAGACCGCGAGCGGCTGGGACCTGAAGATCCGGAAATGGCACTGGGGCGAATTGTCGGCGGTGACAATTCCCCAGAATGCCGAGACGACGATTACCGTCGTGAAAGCGGCCGCGATGGGCCATCACTCGCCCGGCGTTTCGGGCGCACGCAAGGACGTCCCGATGACCATCACGGAACAAGTCACGCAGTGGAGCACGACCCGGGCGCCGAAAGCGGCGCGCCTGGCGGAGCTGATGAGCAAGTCCGCCGACAAGGGCGAGACGCTGAACGACGCGGAGGCGCAGGAATTCGACGGCCTCGAGCTCGAGATCAAGAGCATTGACGCGCAGATCACGCGCCTCCGCGCGGCCGAAGCGCTGCAAGCGGCGCCGACGCCGATCACGCCGGTAACGTCGATGGCGCAGGCGAGTGCGCAACGCGCCGGGACGCCGGTAATCACGGTGAAAGCGACCGTCCCGCCGGGGACTGCGTTCGTGCGCTACACGTGCGCGATGCTCGCCTGCAAGGGCAACATGTTCGAGGCGAGCGAATACGCGGCGCGGCGCTGGGCCGATTCGACGCCCGAAGTCGCGCTGCAGCTCAAGGCGGCCGTCGCGCCGGGCACCGTGACCGATGCCACGTGGGCCGGGCCGCTCGTCAATCCGTCGATCGCCGCGGACTTCATCGAACTGTTGCGGCCGGCGACGATCCTCGGCAAAATCCCGGGGCTCCGCAACGTCCCGTTCAACACGAAAGTGCCGTCCCAGACGGCCGGCGGCACGTATGGATGGGTGGGCGAGGCGAAGCCGAAGCCGGTGACCAAGCTCGCCTTCAGCGCGGAAACGCTCGGCATCACGAAGGCCGCCGGGATCATCATCCTGACGGAGGAGCTCGTCCGCCTGTCGAATCCCTCCGCGGAAGCCCTGGCGCGGAACGACATGATTGCCGGGATCGCGCGGTTCCTGGATTCGCAGTTCATCGATCCGGCGATCGCGGCCGTGACCGGCGTCAATCCCGCCTCGATCACCAATGGCGCGCCGACGGCGGCCGCCACGACGAATCCGCTGGCGGACGTGATGACGCTGCTCAATTACTTCGCCACGAACAACGTCCCGATCGACGGCGTCACGCTGATCATGTCGCAAGCGAACGCGCTGGCGCTGTCGTTCAAGAACAACAGCGACGGCAGCCCGGTGTTTCCCGGCGTCGGCGTCAACGGCGGATCGTTCAAAGGGATCAACATCGTCACCAGCCAGGCGGCCGGGACGAACGTGATCGGCGTGCAGCCGTCCTTGATCCTCTACGCGGACGATGGCGGCGTGACGATCGACATGTCGCGGGAAGCGTCGGTGCAGATGGATTCGGCGCCGGCGAGTCCACCCGATGCGACGACCGTGCTCGTGTCGCTGTGGCAGAACAACCTGGTCGGCCTCCGCGCGGAACGGTTCGTCAATTGGAAGCGCGTCGGACCCTCGGTCATGTATCTGACGGCGGCGGCCTATCCGGCGCCGGCGGAACTGCCACCGGTCACGCCGTAACGGCCGTGCAGGTGTTCGGCTGGACGATCACGCGGACCAAAGCCGCCCCGACGCTGGCGCCCATCGTGCGTGCCCGCGGCGGCGGCGGCTGGTGGCCGCTGATCATCCGCGAACCGTCCACGGGCGCGTGGCAGCGGAACGAGGAGATCCGGCCGGAGCTCGCGTTGGCCTACGCGCCCGTCTTTGCCTGTACCACGCTGATCGCCTCCGACATCGGCAAACTGCGCCTGCGCCTGGTGCAGCAGGACGAGGATGGCATCTGGCACGAAACGACGAATCCCGCCTGGTCGCCGGTCCTGCGGAAACCAAATCACTATCAAACGACGCAGAAGTTTCTCGAACAGTGGATCACGTCGAAGCTGATTCACGGCAACGCCTACGCGCTGAAACAGCGGGACGAGCGCGGCGTCGTCCGCGCGCTCTATCTGCTGGATCCGACGCGCGTGACGCCGCTGGTGGCGCCGGATGGCGCCGTGTTCTATCGCCTCGATCGGGATGATCTGTCCGGCGTGACGGAGGGCGATCCGCGGCCGGCCGTGCCGGCGAGCGAGATCATTCATGACTTGATGGTGGCGCTCTTTCATCCGCTCTGCGGCGTGTCCCCGATCTTTGCGTGCGGCCTGGCCGCGAGTCAGGGCCTGGCGATTCAACGGACGTCCAGTTCGTTTTTCAGCAACGGATCCACACCCGGCGGGATCGTGCTCGTCCCGGGCGATATCAGTATCGAGACGGCGCAGCAGCTCAAGACGTACTGGGACACGAACTACAGCGGCGTCAACGTCGGCAAGGTCGCCGTCCTCACGAACGGGATGACCTATCAGGCGACGAGCGTGAACGCGACGGACGCGCAATTGATCGAACAGTTGAAATGGTCCGGCGAAACCGTCTGCACGTGCTACCACGTCCCGCCGTCGATGGTGAACATTGGGCCGCTGCCGCCGTACGCGAACAGTGAACCGCTCGTCCAGCAGTACTACTCGCAATGCTTGCAGGCGCTGATCGTCGCGCTCGAGACGAGTCTCGACGAAGGCCTCGAGCTTCCGCGGCCGTACGGGACGGAGCTCGATATCAGCGATCTCATCTGGATGGACACGGACACGCGCACGAAAGCCGCGGGCGATGCGATCGGCGCCGGCGCCATGTCGCCGGATGAGGCGCGCAAGACCTACTTCGGCCTCGGGCCGGTCCCGGGCGGTGACACGCCGTACATGCAGCAGCAGTACTTCAGCCTGGCGGCGCTGGCGGAACGGGACGCGGAGCAACCCTTCGCCAAACCGGCGCCGGCCGCGCCGCCGACGCCGGCGACGCCTGAGGACGACGACGAGGATCTCAACGTGGCCGCCTTCGCCGTGACGTTGTATCGGAAGAGCCTGGAGTTCTATGCCTGATTACGATGCGCTGGCCGACATCGTGATCATGACGATCAAGCGCGCACAGGCGCCGCTGCTCGATCGGATTACCCTGCTCGAGGCCAACCTTGCCCTGGTCGAGTCGTACGCTTCCGTGGGTGAGCTCGCCGGCCTCCGCGAACGGATCGCCAGGCTCGAGACACGCGCCCCCGTCCCTGGGCCGCCCGGCGCCGACGGCAAGGACGGCGCCGACGGCCTGGGGATTGACGATCTCCGGCTCGAGCAACGCGACGAACGCACGATGGCGCTCGCCTACGTCCGCGGCAGTGTCGTCAAAGACCTGGGCGTCGTGACCTGGCCGATCGCGCTCTATCGCGGCGTCCATGTCGAAGGGAAGGCTTACGACGCCGGCGACACGGTCACCTGGGCAGGCTCGGTCTGGTACTGTAAAACGACGACGACGGCCAGACCCGGGGAAGGGCATCCGGCGTGGATGCTGATGGTCAAACGCGGCCGCGACGGGAAAGGCGCGTAAGGGATGGCGGACCTGGTGACGCTCGCGGACGCCAAGACGCATTTGCGGATCACGACGTCGAGTCACGACGCCGACATCACGGAGAAGCTCGCGGATGCCTCGGCCATCATCCTGGACTATCTCCGCGAACCGGCGGACACGTGGGATCCGACGACGGTCCCGAAGCCGGTCAAGTCGGCCGTGTTCCTGATGCTGACGCATCTGTACGAACATCGCGGCGATGACCCGGAGACGGACGAGGCGCTCTGGAGCGCGATCGGGCGGCTGTTGGCGCGGCTGCGGGATCCGGCGTACGCCTGATGCCAGTCCCCCGCGGGCAGCAACGGCACCTGGTGAGCCTGGCGGGGCCGTCCGCGTCCCCGATGCCGGATGGCGAAGGCGGCTATACAACGCCGATCGCCGTCCTGGTCCCGGCGGCCTGGCACTGCTCGATCGCGCGCGCGTCCGCCCGCGAGCTCGAGCGGATCGCGGCGGGCACGGTCGTGGCCTCGGCGACGCATATCCTCGAGGGGGACCATCATCCGGGGATCACGCGGGAAACCGTGATCGGGTTCGAAGGGCGGACCTTCCACGTCAACGACGTGATCGATCCGCTCGAGCGGCATATCCATACGATCGCCATTTGCCAGGAGCTGATCCTGGCGCGGCCGATGGGCTTTCAACCGGGCGCCTTTCAACCGTCAGGCTTCCAGGGAGGCTAGCGGGGAGTTTATGGCCGGCGTCATTCATCACGTGTTCACGAATCCCGTGCCGGACGATCCGACGTTCCCGGGCGTGCGGCCGTCCCATTGGAACGACGCGCTGCGCCTCGAGGCGGGATCGCACGGGGCGATCCTGTTTCGCGATGTGACGGATCCGACCTACGGGAGCGCGTATCTCACGCCGGCGGCCGGCCTCCCCTACTGGACGGGTCCCGACGTGCCGCCGACGGTGCTGACGATCGGGAGCGGCCTCGCCGTCACGGAGGGCGCGCTGACGGTTACGCCGGCGGCGCCGCTGGCGCATGCGACGACACATGCGCCAGGTGGGAATGATGCATTGGTCGTCGATGCCGCCGCGGCGATTGGCTCATTGCGCACGCTCGGTATCGGCGCGACACAAGCCGCTGCTGGGGATGACGCGCGACTGTCGAACGCACGCACGCCGATCGCGCACGGGGCCACGCATCAGGCGGGCGCGAGCGATCCGCTCCCGGCGGATTTGGTGGTGAATAACAGCTTGAGTATTGGCGCGAACCCGTCGCTGATCGGTGCGATACGGCTACCGGATAACAGCTCCGTTGGTTGGATCAATGCCGACGGGACCGCGCATCGCCGTGGGATCTGGGGTTTTGGCGACTCGTTGTATATCGGCGTGGATCATCCGTACGCGATTCAATGTTCGACCTTGCCGAAAGACAATGCGCAGTTTTGGGGCTTGAACGCCAACCGGTGGTTGACAGGCTATTTCGGCGCGGTCGATTGCGCACAATCCGTCAGCATCGGCACGACCCCGGCGCAGAGCGGCGCGCTACGGTTGGCGAACGGTGCGGTGATCGTCTTTCGCAACGCGACGAACGACGGCGACATCAACGCGCTTCGCGTCAGCACGGCGGCCGATATACTGGCGTTTCCCAACGAACTAGTGATCGGGCAAGGCGCGCCGGTCGCGACATTCGCCACGCACATTGTGGCGAAGCCCGATCGCGGATGGCAGCTTGGCAATCTGTCCTCGCGGTTCAATAACGCGTATTTCGGTGAGTCTGTCACTATCGGTGACAACCCCGCGCTGAGCGGCGCGGTGCGGTTGCCGAATAGCTCCGCGATCGCGTGGCGCAACACGGCGAACACGGCGGATCTCCAAGCGCTGTATCTCGACAACAACAATGCGCTGATCGTGGGCACGGGCCTACCCTATCAGGTGCAAGCCTGCTCGATCTTGCCGATCCCTGATGCGACATCCGCTCTTGGCGGCGCCGCGTTCCGGTTCACGTACGGGTTCTTCTCCGAGTACCTCTCCATGACGCCGACCACGACGCCCGGGAATCAAGCCGGCCAGGCGGTGATCGTTTGTGTGAACGCGGCCGGCAAGCTGCAACTGGCGGCGAGATTTCCGACGGGCGCGCTGGTCCCGTTTGCCACGGAGCCATAGATGACCAGCGATCCCTTTGCCCCCGATGCCCTCGCGGCGGAGATCGCGCGGCGGACGGATGCCGTGCTGCGGCGCGAGCTCGCGAACCTCTTGCTGCTGGTGGCGCGCCTCGAGTCGGAGGCCGCCGTCTACCGGGACGCGCTCGAGGCCGCGCGCGCGGCCGCCGGCGACACCGCCGCGGCGCGGGAGGATCCCTAGATGCCACGGCCCGGCCGCAACCCGGCGCGCGTCCACTGGCAATGGGAGGGCCTCGACGACCTGAAAGAGGCGCTGCGCAAACTGCCGCGCGAGCTCGTCACGGCCGGGCAGGAGATCGTCTCGGACGAAGCGCACCAAGCCGTGTTTCGCATCGAACTGAATTACGGCGCGCACGTCCACACGGGCTATCTGAAGGGATCCGTCTGGGTGCGGGAAGGTCAGATCCTCGCGGGCGCCGGCGCCTACGCGCGGATCGTCGCCTCGGCGCCGCATGCGCATTTGTTTGAATTCGGGACCGCGGCGCGCCAGTGGCAATCGGGGAAGAAAACGGGGACCATGCCGCCGGCGCCGCCGGCGCACCAATTCGTCCCGGAAGTGATCCAGGCGCGGACGCAGATGTTCCGGCGCCTGGCGGAGCTGCTCGCGCGCAACGGCCTCGAGGTGAGCGGCCATGCCGGTTGACAGTGGCGAGATCGATAACGCGGTCCTGGCGCGGCTGAACGCCGACGCCACCCTCCGCGCGCTGATGCCCGGCGGCGCGTATTTCGATCTCGCGCCGGCGAACGGGACCCAGTACATCCTCGCCTCGATCACGCAAGCGGACGACGCGCGGAGCTTCGGCAGCCGCGCGTATGAGGCGCCGCTGTATCTGGTCAAGGCCGTCGTGTTGTCCACGGTCCCGGATGCGCTGGTCAAGATTCGCCAGGCGGCCGCGCGGATCGATCTCCTGCTCGATCCGCAACCGGGCGATCCGCCGGTGACGCTGACGGTCCCGGGCTACGGCCTGATGACGAGTCAACGGGACATTCACTTGGCGCGCGTCCGCCACACCGAGCGGGACGTCGTCGATCCGAACATCCGGTTCTTTCATCGGGGCGCACATTACCGCGTGTGGATGAGCACGCTACCGTAAGAGGGAGGGGCGCACTATGGCGCGGAGGCATGGCAGTACGGGGCAAGTGAAGATGGATCCCGCGGGCGGATCGACGGTCGTGACCGTGGCCGATCTCAACGCGTGGACGCTCGACCAGGCCCGGGATCAGGTCGATGTGACCGCGTTCGGGGATACCAACAAGCAATACGTCCTCGGCCTGCCCGACGTGAAGGGGACCTACGGCGGGTGGTGGTCGTCGGGCTCGAGTCCGGCGCTCTTTGCCGTGGCGCAAGGGAATACGCCGGCCACGCTCAACCTGATCCCGTCCACGGTCGATCCGACGTTCTTTTTCGAGGGGCTGGCGTACCTGGACGCGTCGATCGATGTGGCCTCGGATGGCGCCGTCTCGATCAGCGGCAACCTGGTCGCGGCCGGTCCGTGGACGCTCGAGGGGCCGCCGTAACCCTGACGGCGCGCGGCGCGGATGCTGACCAGCGAGGTCGGGCGGATTGACTGGGGCTACTTCGCGGCCGCCGCGCTGATGCACTGCCGCGTGTCGAAACCCGGGATCGATGGGCGGTTCACCCTCCGCGCGATCGTGGTGAATCACGACGCGTTCAAACTGTGTCAGCGGCCGCTGGTGTTTATCCTGCGGACGCGGCGCGCGGAATGGCGCTGGCGCCTCGATCGGATGGACTTCGATCGCGCGTCCGGGGTCCTGGTCGCGGACATGACGGCGCTCCCGGACGCGCGCTGATGCAGGAACGGAGGACGATTCCATGCGGGGACGGTTCATCCGGCCGGAGACGGCCCGGCTCGAGCTCACGGGCGGCGATTTCCTGATCGTCAAGCGCCGCTTGACGGCGGGCGAACAACGGGAAGCGTACGCGCGCCTGTATGTGGCCGGCGCCGATGGCGTGTTTCACGTCAACCCGATCGAGCTCGGGCGGACGACGATGATCGCCTACCTCGTTGACTGGAGCTTCACGGACGACGACGGGATCCCGATCGTGATCCGCGGCCTCAGCGCCGGCGAGCTCGGCGCGGTCCTGGACGGCCTCGATCCGGAATCCTTCGCGGAGATCCGCCTGGCCATCGAGGCGCATGAAGCGGCGATAACGCGGGAACGGGAGGCGGAAAAAAAAACCCGCGACGTCGAGACGCGCTCGAGTGTGATTTGAGGATCGCCATCCGGACGGGCTGGACGCTCGAAGCCGTCCGCGCGCTCACGGAGGACGAGTACGCCATGCTGGTCCACCTCCTCACGACCGCCGACAGGTAATCCGCCATGCCGCTAGCCGGAACCCTTCAAGCCGATTTCTCGCCGTTCTTCGAGGCCGTCCAGAAGGCGGAGATCGAGCTCAAGTCCTTTGAGACGGGCGCCGTCAAAGTCGAAAGCGCGCTCTCGCGCATGGTGGACAGTTTCAGCGGCCGCCGGTTGATCCAGGACGCCACGCTGATGATCGAAGCCGTCGAGCGGATCGGCGGCGTCACGAAACTCACCGACGAAGATATGGCGCGGCTGACGCGGACCGTGGAAGGCGCGAAAGCCAAGATGGTGGCGATGGGGGTCGAGGTTCCGGCGGCCTTTGACAACGTCATCACGTCCGCGAAACAGACCGAGACCGCCTTCAAGGCCATGGACGACGCGCGGCCGCTGGTGAAGGTGGGCGATCACGCGACCGGCGCGATGGGGAAACTCGGGAAGTTGTCCGGCGAGGTCGCGAAAGTCGATCGGATTCTCGGCCTCGCCGGCGTGTCCGCATCGCAATACGGCGCCGCCCTGGGCGAGCTCGAAGTCTTGGCGAGTGTCGCGGCCGGCGGGATGACGGTGCTGACGGGCGGCCTCCTGGCCGCCGGCGCGGCGCTCCTGGTGGTCAATACGGACTGGGAGAAACTCGATCGCACGATCGCGGACTCGACGGCGAAGCTGTTCGGCTGGGGCGATGCGGCGAAAGAGGAAGCCGGCGCCGTCCAGGACTTGCTGGATCGCGCCTCCAAGATCGCCGGCCATTCGATCACGACGATGGCGGAGGCGCAACGCGTGATGGAAGACCACGCGAACCGCTTCCGCAAAGCGGCAGAGGATGCCTACAAGCGGCAGCTCGAGATCTGGAAGGAACTGGACGCCGCGGCGAAGGCGCAGGCGGACACGATTCGGACCGCCTTCGATCAGATGTTCGGGACACCGATCCTGGACAAGATGGAGACGACGCAAGCGGCGCTGTCGCGGTTCAAGACGCTCGGGCTCGAACCGATCAAAGCCGTGTGGCCGGAAATCGTGAGCCAGGCCAAAGAGGCGATGCAAGTGCTCGAGGATCGCGGGCTGAACGCGACCGACCGGTTCCGCACGCTGGCCGCGATCGTCAAAGAGTTTTCGGACAAGCTCGCCCAGATCCCGATCGCGTCCACACGGATCCCGGGCGCCGCCGGCCTGATTACGCCCACCGTCGGCGGCGGCATGGGCTCCCAGGATCAGACCGCGATCGTCAACGCGACGGAGCTCGCGAACTGGTTGGAGCGCGCGACGAAAGAACAGCAGGAGCTCGACGCGGAAGTCCGGAAATTCTACGAGCTCCAGGGGTCCGTGTTTGACGAGCTGACCGACGGCGCCGCCGGCGCGACGGCCGCGGTCGATCGCCTCGGCAACGGGATCGCGCGGACGCGCGCGGAGCTCGAGGCGCTGGCGCGGACCATGACGCAGGCGCAATGGCTCAGCGGCAAGCCGGCCGGGATGAGTGTCACGGAATATCTTGAGACGTCGGGCCCGGCGTTGCAGGCGCTGCGCGCCGCCGGCCGTGGGCCGATGGGGGCGCCCACGGTAATCGTCAACGCGCAGAACTCGTTCTTCGATACGCCGACGGGGCAACAGCGGCTGGCCGGCAAAGTGTCCGCCGCGCTGCTGTCGAGTAGCGGACGGTAACGCATGCCGATCAGCGGATCCGATCCGGCGCTGATGGTGGCGCGCCTGGGCGTGATGCGCCTCGGCGCGACGCGGCTCGCCTACTATCCGCCCGCGTTCGCGTTCTCGATCGCCGGCGTCCCGATCACGCAACCCGTGATCCGCGTGGCCGAGCTCCAGATTACGGATTACTTGGACGGGCAACCGAATCTGGCCACGTTCCGCATGGACACGATCACGCCGCTCCCAGGCCAGGAGATTCGGATCGGCCTCGGCGGTCTCGGCGCGTCCGAAACCTACTTCGCCGGCAACATCCAGACGGTCAATCAGGTCTACGAAGCGGACGTGCGCCAACATGTCGCCTGGGACGTGACGGCGATCTCGTACGAATGGCTGATGAACCGGCGCCGCGTGACCAAGCGCTATCTCAACGAACGCGCCGGCGCCATCGCAATCGATGTGATCGGCAATTTCACCTCCGGGTTTACGTCGCACCATGTGGATCCGAACCTGGCCGTCATTCCGGAATTCACCTTTACGCATGCGTTCGTGACCGACGCGCTCGACCAGCTGGCGCGCGCCGCCGGCGGCTATTGGTTCGTTGATACCCAACGGGACCTGCACTTTTTTACGGAGGCGGCCGATCAGGTCCATCCGATCACGGACGCGGACGATCACTCGGCAGCGGACCTGGCGAAGGCGGAGGATCTCGAACCGGTGCGGACGCGCGTCCTGGTGGAAGGCGGCGGATCGGACACGACGATCCCGATCGATCCCGGCGCCACGACGATCCCGCTCGAGGACGTCGCGCTGTTCGCGGCCGGCGGCGGGACGGCCGTGCAGGATACGCAACGCTTCACGTATACCGGGACCATTGCGGCGGACGTCGCGGCGAGTAACGTCGGTGGCGCGCCAGGGCCGGCGGCGCCCACGGCCGCATTGACGACCGGGATCGGGGACGTGATCGGGACCGTCCGCTACCGCGTGAGTCTCCGCCGCGGCTCGAGTGAAACCGTGCCTGGCGATCCCTCGGGTCCGGTGACGGGGATCGCTGTGACGCCGCCGACGGCGCCGACGGCGCTCCTGGCGCTGACGGGCGGCCCGCTCGCCGGCGAGTACAGCTACGGCTGCACGTTCGTGACGTCCCGCGGCGAAACGACGATGAGCGGCCTGTCCGTGATTACGACGACCGCCGTGGCCGCGCCAGGCACCATCAGTGTGGCGCCGCACGCCGGCGCCGTCGGGCGCCTGGTGGGGACGTTCCTGTATGCGCTGACGTTCGTCACGGCGCGCGGCGAAACGGCGCCGGGGGCGGACTCCGCCGCCGTGACGGCCACGGCCCACGCGGCGCCGCCGGCGGTGACGATTGCGGCCACGGGATCAATCGGGCCGCTGGTGGGGACCTACCGGTACAAGATTACGGGCGTGACGGCGCTCGGCGAAACGCTCCCCAGTCTCGAGGCGTCGCGGACCGCGGCGGCCGTGGCGGCGCCCACCTATTCCGTCCTGACACTGGCGGAAGTCTCGACCACGATCGGCCGGCTGATCGGCGCGTACACGTACCGCGTGTCGTTCGTCACGGTCTACGGCGAAACGCTCACCGGGAATGCAACGACGATCACGCCGGCGGCGCACACGGGCCCGGGCGGCTGGTCCTGGACGGCCAGCGGCACCGGCGTGGGCCCCATCGCGGGCGTCTCCTACGCCTACAAGGTGTCGTTTGTCTCGGAGCTCGGGGAAAGCCTCAGTACGGCGTCCACGTCTGCGACCATTACCGGCGTGACGGCGACGGCGCCGAGCGTCACGGTGAATAGCGGGACGGGGGAGAACGGCTACGCCGTGACGTGGGTCCATCCGGAATGGGGCGAATCCGAGATCAGCGGCCGCACAGTCATCAGTGGCACGAACAATACCGTCTTTGTGACGAACCTCCCGGCCGGCTGTGGCTGGAACGTCTACGCGACGGGCACCGTCCCGGCCGGCAACGGGGCGACGGCCGTGCTGTACCGGGTGGCCGAGAGGGCCGTCGGCGCCGCGAGCTTCACGCACACAACCCAGACGGGACCACAAGCCAGCGTCCGTGCCACGCTCGGCCGCGCGGTCGTGGTGTCCGGGATCCCGGCGGGCCCGACCGGGACGACGGCGCGCCGCGTCTACCGGACGCGCGCGAATGCGCCCGCGTCGTTTCTCCTGGTCGGACAGATTGACGGGAACGCCGCCGGCGCCTCGTTCACGGATACAGTTCCGGATGCGGCGCTCACCACCTTCGCGCCGACGTCCAACCTGAACGGCAAACAGATCACGATCACGATCCCGACCGGGCCGGCGACGACGATCGCGCGGCGCCTCTACCGCTCGCGCGTCGGCAACAGCGGCCTGTACCTCCACACGCAGATTGACGGGAACGGATCGGCCACGGTGACGGACAATCAGCCGGACGAAGCGTTGACCGTTCTGCCGCCGACCGTCGCCACGGCTGGCGGCGAAGAACAGCAAGTCAACCTCCTGGCCGGACCGACGGGAACGATCGCGCGGCGCCTCTATCGGACGACCGCCGGCGGATCCGAATTTCGACTGCTGGCGGAGATCCCGAATAACACGGCGCCGACCTACCTCGACGCGAAGGCCGATAGTGAACTCGGCGCGACGACCGAACCGGTGACGAGTACCGCCGGCGGCCAGGCGATCGACGTGATCGCGATCCCGGTGGCGCCGGCCGGCGTGACGGCGCGGCGCCTCTATCGCCGGCGTTCGGGGACGCCCACCTATCGCCTGGTGGCGCCGATCGAGGACGGGGCGAGTACCTATCTCGACGATCGGCCGGATGATGCGTTAGGCGAACCGCCGCCGATCGCCAGTACCGCCGGCGGCCAGTCCGTCCAGGTGACGCTGCCGATCGGCCCCACGGGGACGACGGCGCGCCGGTTCTATCGGTCCCGGAGCGGCGGCGGCGCGCTCGGCTACGCCGGCGCGATCAGCGGCAATGTCACGCCGGCGATTGTGGACGATCGGCCGGATGATGCGCTCGGCGAACCGCCGCCGCTGGTGAACACGGCCGGCGGATCCATGGTGGCGCTGTCCAATCTCCCGATCGGCCCGACCGGGACCACGGCGCGCCGCATCTATCGCACGAAGGGCGGCGGCGCGGACTACTTCTACCTGCGGCAGATTACCGATAACACGACGCTCAGCTACACGGACGATGCGTCCGACGACGATCTCCACGACCTGGCACCGACGGCCAGCACGATCGGCGCGCTGGCCGGTGACACGTCGCTCCGCCTCGAGTCCACGACGGGCTTTCCCGCGGGCGGCTGGGTCCGCGCGGATTCGCAAGTCCTCCGCTATACCGGCGTGTCCGGCGCGTTTCTGACGGGGATGCCCGCGAGCGGCCTCGGCGCCATCACGGCGGCGATCGCGGCCGGCTCCGCAGTCCTCGTCGAACCGCACTTGATCGGGGTCGTCGGCGTGTCCGTGTCGATGCCGGCCGGGACGACGATCCATCTGCTCGTGACGCGGGACGACGCCGCGGCGCAAGCGGTGATGGCGGCGCGCGTCGGCGGCGACGGCATCACCGAAGAGTACGTGACGGATGATCGCTTGTCCGTGGCGGAGGCGATCGAACGCGGCGATGCAAAACTCCTGGAGCTCAAGGATCCCGTCGTGACGATCCGCTATCGGACGCACGATCGGACAACGCGGAGCGGCCGCGAAGTCACGATCAATGTCGGCGCGCCGAACAATATCGTCGGGACGTACAAGATCCAGCAAGTGACGTACACGGAGTTTGATCCGTTGATGATCCGCTTTCCGCTCTGTACCGTGACGGCGAGCTCGCGGCGCGCGTCCTTTGATGCGATCGTCCGGCTGTTGAAGGGATACGTCTGATGCCCACCCAGATTTCCCGCGTCTGGTACACCACGCTGATCGATGACGACGGGTCCGGCACGACGGGGACGCCGTGGGCGAAGGCCAGCGTCGATGCCATGTATGGCGACATCAACGCGATCTTCGCGGGCAGCGTCACGTTCGGCGGCACCGTCAACAGCGAAGTCATCGGCACCCACCGATTCTCCGGGGCGAGTCCAGGTGGAAACACCCTCCGTATTTTCAACACGCAAGCGGCCTCGACGAATTGGGCCGCCGTACAAATCGGCAACGACGTCGCCGAGGATCGGAGTGGCCTCTATTGTTTCTCGACCCAGTACGCGACATCAGGGGCACAAAAAGCCGACGGCGCGTTGCTCGCGGCCAACGGGTCTGGCGGACTCGTCCTGTCGGCGACGTCTGGCGCCGCGACGGTGGAACTGTGGACGAATGGATCGCGGCGGCAACAATGGAATCCCGATGGCTCGATCGAATACACGGCGGCCGCGCCGTCCGCGTGGACGTTCAACGGGATCGATGCGGCTGGCGGGCAGCTCCGGATCCAGAAGAACGGCACGAACCTGCTCAACCTTGGGCCCGGATCGATCATCGGCTTCGGCGGCGCCAACGACGCCAACGTCTACGCTGGCGCCGGCGCGCTGATGCTCGAGTCCGCGGTCAGCGTCCGCTCGACGACGGTCTATGCGGCGACCACGAGCGATCCCGCGAACGTCAACATTCAATCCAACTATTCGCTCACGCGATCCACGTCCTCCCTCCGCTACAAACGGGACGTGCAGCCCCTCGAGGCGTGGCGCTGGCTGCTCGCGCTCAGCCCGATCACGTTCCGGGATCGCGCGCGGCCTGGCCGGCGCTACGGCGGTCTGGCGGCGGAAGATGTCGCGGCGCACGGCCCGCGCGGTGAGGACGGGCGGCCGCAATACGCGGGCCTGGACGCCGACGGCCGGCCGGATGACGTGGCCTATACCCAGCTGGTCGCGCCGCTCGTGGCGGCCGTCCAGGAGCTCCATGCTCGTCTTGCCAGTCTCGAACGAAAGGACGATCCCATATGCCTCTGACGCAAGGGTATGTACAGAACGTGCTCGGCAGCGATCCCGTGTTCGTGTCGCGCTGCAAGGTGCAGATGCTCGACGTGGCGGATAACGTGCTGAGCGAAGGCGCGGCCGTCCCGTTCCACACGGCGCGCGCGGCCTACGCGCGATCCGTGCTCAATTCGCCCGATGGCGTGGCGCGCGTCGCGGCGCAATATCTGGCGCGCTCCACGAATGTCACGGCCGCCGGGATCGACATGACCGATCAGGGACCGATCGCCACCATCGACGATCCCGGCCTGCTGTCGCAAGTCACCTCGTCCTGGAACGTCCTCGCCGGGATCGACGAAAGCGTATGAGGATCACATTGACGGATGCGCACGCGGCCGAGCTCCGCGCGGCCGTCCGCCTCGAGGTTCGCGCGCGCCAGGTGCATGATCTGGCGGTCCTCCGCGCGCGGCTCCCACTGCTCGAAGCCACGGCGGCGAAGAACGCGTTGATTGACGCGCTGGCAGTCGTCTACGGCTTCGATCCCGATCGGCCGTTTCAGTACGATCCGATTGCCGGCGAGCTCACACAGGACGACGGAGGGACCGACGATGCTGCTGATCGCGATGGGCCTAGCGTGCGTGGCGATCGTGGTGGCCGTGTGGCCACGTGGCCACCGGCCACGGCGGGATCCGATCGTGGATGACTTGATCGCGGCGAATCGCGCGAAATACCGCCCGGGGATGGATCGCGTGGACTGGTCGCGCGTCCGCTGAGTTATTCCGGCGGGCCGGTGGTGCGATCCAGCACGTCAACGATCCGCTGGGTCAGCTCGAGCAGGATGGCGCTCTGCTTCCGCTGCAGGTCGGCGACGTCCGTCAGGATGGTGCGGATCTCGGTGAGGCCGCGATCGTGGTCGAGTAGCCACTGCTCGTGAGCCTCGAGGCGTTCATCGGGGGTCATGGAGGCATTCTATGTTGACCATCTCGTTATTGCTGATCGTGGCGGCCTTTGTCGTGACCTTGGTGCACGCGATCGGCAAGGCGCCGCTCTGGCCGGCGGTGTTGCTGCTGGTGGTCGCGCTCCTGCTGCGGACCGTGGCGCCCTGACGGTTACGCCGATCGCTGCTGCACGGCGTAGACGTCCCGGCCGCAGAACTTACAGACGAACGCCTTCAGCTTGATCCGTTCGGCGCAATGCGGACACGTGCGGCGCCGGCTGACGCTGCTCACGAAGAACATCAGAAACGCCAACGGACCCAGCAACACGCCGCCGATGATTCCGGCCCGTTTGGAGAAGCCGCGCGCGTCCGCCGCGACATAGCCGATCAGGGCGCCCAGGAGTGTCGACACGACCAAAAACCACATGATCTCAACCGTTCCTTTTTTTACTGACCTCTGAGTTTCATCATCACGCAATCGCGCCCAAAGACGTGTTGATTTGGATCGGATCGGCCGAGCAAACCGGCAAAGTGTATGGGACGGGTGTATGGGACAAACGGCTAACGCTTGCAGTGACAACCACTTAGCTCTGGCGATCGCCGGCCTCCGGAGCCAAAGGCCGCAGGTTCGAATCCTGCCGGGCGCGCCACGTTTTCCTAAGGAATTCGCGAAAATCGGCCGGTTTCGCCGCATTTGTCCCATGCAGACACTGTCTAGCAACGTCTCAAATTCGCTAGGAATTTGTAGGGGTGCTTAAAAAGTGCATGGGACAAGTGCATGGGACGGACAGTCCACTTACTCGTCTTCGATGACGGTGATGCCGTCGCGCATCATGAGCTCGCGCGCGACCTCCAGGATCGTCTGGCGGTTCTCAGGCGTATCGAGATAGCCGTTCGCCTCGAGCAACTCTTTGACGACGAGGTGCATCGTGCCCGCGCCGTCGTCATAGACGCCGGGCGCGATCCGGACCCATTTCTCCGCCGGCGGCAACGCCGCCAACCAGCGGGCGGCCTCGGTGAGCGGGACGGCAAATTCTTCAACCCGCACGATGTTCGCCTTCGCCACGATGCGCGCGGCCTCCGCCTGCGTATAGCGGCCGGCGTGCTGCAGCGTCGGCGTGTAGCCCCAGCCGCCAGGCTTCCACCAGCCGCGGTGCTCGATCGACCAGATCACATGCAGCACGTCGTCATTCATGTGGATCTCTCCGTTCAGAACCGCAGGCCGGCGCGGTACGCGGCGATGTGGGCGCGCATGACCTCCTGCACGCCACGCAGGCGGCCGTCGACATCGACGTCACCCGGCTCCGTCAGCGCGGCGATGATGCGCGCTTGCTCATATGACAGCGCGGCGAGCACAGCGTGCGGGTTCGCCCGCGGGTGCGTCGCGGTCAGCCAGGCCACCAGCGCTTCGTGCAGGGCGTACGCTTCATGTCCAATGGGCGCCATCTATGTCTTCCCGCCGCGGACCAGCCTGGGGGCCATGGGGGACGCGGCTGGCGGTGGCGTCGGTTTGCCCCAGTGTTCGGACAACTTCGCGACGGCGGCGCTCAGCAGCGCGGACTGGGCGCCGAGCGTGTAGCGCTGCGTGATCGCCGTGCTGTGCGCCGAATGCTGCAGCAGCGCGCCGACGGTGTGCAGATCGCCCGTGAGCCGCAGTGCTTCCGTGCCGAAGCTGTGGCGGCAATCGTAGGGCCGGCAGTCCGGCGGGATCGCGCCCAGGAACGTCTGGCGCTCCTTTTGGGTTTTACACGCCTTCGCCACGCGCGCGATCGCTTTCTGCCAGGTCTTCCGCATCGCCGAATTGGAGAAGTCGCCCCAGAGATTCGCCGCGGCGAAGTCCCGCAAGGCGTCGACGGCCGGCGGTAGGAGCGGGAGCCACACCTTGGCGGTGCCTCTCCCTTTGCGGCGCGCGGCGGCGTAAAGGTGCGGCCCGGGCGGGTGCATGTTCGTGCGCAGCCCCAGCAGATCGACCGTGTGCGGCGTCAGCGCTTTCACCTGCGTATGCGGCAAGCCGGTATAGACCATGACGCGCAAGCGGATTTTCGTATGGTTGATCGGCGGCCGCGGCTGGCCACGCTCCGCGCGGCCGTGATTGGGGATCGCGTCGATGATGCGCTCGACGAGATCGATCGGGATGCCGCGCGCCTCGGCCGTCGGTTGCGCCAGCTTCGCGATCTTCTCCGCCGGGTTGTAGGCGTCCTCATCGTCGTCGAGCACGCGGTAGAGCGTGCGCAACACGCGCACCCGATGGTTGATCGTGTTCGCGGCATAGCCGGCCTCTTGCCAGCGGGCACACTGCACACGCACATCTTCACGCGTGAGATCGGACCGCAGCACGTCGCCGAGCGTGCCGCGTTTCGGCGTGGTCGGATCGACCGGCGCGTCCAGCCACGGTTTCAGGTGATTCTCGAAATCGTCACGCCGCGGACTCTGCGGCATCGTCGCCAGGAAGCGCGGCACATCCGCACGCAGTGTGTCCCCGGTCGCTCGCTGCGGCTGACCCTCGCGGAGCTCGGCGCGGCGACGATCGCGCCACGCCTGCGCCTCCCGCACAATCTCTTTCAGGTCGCGATCGCCTTGCTGCCAGCGCGCTTCATCGCTGCGCTTCGTGCGGCCTGAGCCGACCTGCACCGTCGCGCGGATGCCGCTGCCGTCCAGATACACGCCTTCGGCCAGGCGCTGCCACTGCTCCTCACGCTTGTGGGCCATCCGTCTGCACTCCTGTTTAATGCTATTCAGTATTACAGCACTGATAGACTGGCAGAGCTAGTCCGACGCAGCCGTCTGTCAAAAGTACGCGTTTTGGCCCTGGTACTTGTACCTGCCGGATCGGACGCGAAGGGACAGGGCCGCCCGCCACGGGACACGGCCAGACTTCGGCGGACTATTCGGGAATTTGCCAGAAACGGCTGAGCCCGGTAGGGATCGGGCGTCTTCCTCTTCGTTCAGTCTTTCCAGGGACGGGGAATGCGGGGCCCCGTCCCGCTGAGGGGAGTCGCCATGCTTGCCATCCTGGCCCACCTGCACACCTGGCCGACGTCGCTGCTCGTCGCGACCGTCGGCGCCTTCCTGCATGCGCTCGCCACCGTCAGCGGCGATCCGCCGCCGGCGCTGCCGCCGGACGTCGACCGCGCAACCGTCCTCGCCTGCCTCGAGGCCGCGTGGCCTAGGTGCCCGGCTTCCGTCCGCGCCGCGCAGCTGGCGGTGTGGCGGGAAGTGACGCGGCAGCTGCGCGCAGCTCGCGCAGCCACGCGGTCAGCAGCCGCGCTTGCTGCTGCCGCAAGGGCGCCGGCAACGCGCGGCCGATCCGCAGCCAATCGCGATCATCGTCGCTAAGGACGTCCTCGCGGACGCGGGACGGCTGGCCGGGGCCGCGGAGCTCGTCGAACGGCGTGCTGACGCCGGCCAGCAGATCCTGCGTGGTGCAGGCGGCGCCCTTCGCCAGTTTCACGATGGTGCGGGGGGAGGGGACCTTGCTGCCGCGCTCGAGGATGCTGATCGGCGTGGCGCGCTTGTAGCCGATGGCACGGGCCAGCGCCTCCTGCGACAGGCCGGCGCGCAAGCGGCACCGTCGCAGGTTCTCTCCGAACGTCACGCCTCTATTGTCGCCTCGGTTGCGGTGGTTGGAACGACTGCGCCGTGAATTGTTTCGCATTGCACCAGACTGTATAGCATGTTCTAGAAATAAACAGCATTGAACATTTAACATCCTCAGGTTGACAACACGGCCCGCACTTGCTACTCATTCCGCTCCACCTTGATACCGATCAAGGTGTTCATTTGCACGGAGGGTGACTCGTGGCTTCTCCGGAACTCATCACCGACCTGGCGTCCTTGCCCATGGTGCTGCTCGTCGACGACATTCTCGGGATTTACCGCATGGGGCGCGGGACCTTGCGGCGCGATCTCGCGCTTGGCACGTTCCGGCCGCGGCCGTTTGCGAAGCGGCCGTATCGGTGGCGGCGGGCGGACGTCGAACGCCACTTCGAGCGCCTGGGCGCGACACCGATCACCACCACCACCACCACCACCACCGGCCCGCGCCGCCGCCGCCGCACCACCCGGGCACGCTGATGTCCTGGCGCGAGCGTCGCCACCGCCGCGCGCAGCAGGCGGCGCACGACCGCGCCGGCGCGCTGCTCGGCCTGTCGCTCGTCGATGCGGTGTGGTCGAACAGCGCCGGCGCCTGGTTTCACCTGGCCTGCCGCGCGCATGCGCCGGCGCCGGCGATCGACCTCGCGTGCGATCCGCTCACCACCGATCCGCGCGTGCCGCTGATCTGCGCGCATTGCGGCGCGCGGCTCGTCGATCCGCCCCAGGACTAACGCCTCGATTCCGCGAAGGAGCCTTGACGCCTCATGTCGACGACGGCGATCGCGACCCCATCCAAGACCCCGACGCCGGCGCCCGTCTCCACGGTGCGCAGCCTGCTGATGGACAAACAAGGCGAAATTGCCGCCGCGCTGCCGCGGCACATTCCGCCGGCCTACTTCCTGCGCGTCGTGCTGACCGCCGTGCAGAAGAACCCGCAGCTCGCGCAGTGCTCGTCGATCTCGTTTCTCGGCGCGGTGCTGCAGTGCGCGCAGCTCGGCCTGGTGCCCGATGGCTTCCTCGGCCAGGCGTATCTCATCCCGTACGACAACCGGCAGAAGGGCCTCAAGGAAGTCCAGTTCCAGGCCGGCTATCGCGGCCTGATCACGCTGGCGCGGCGCTCTGGCGACGTCACCAACATCGGCGCCGAGGTGGTGTACGCGAAGGACGCCTTCAGCTTTACGCGCGGCATCAATCCCACGATCGCCCATACGCCGTTTGCCGTCGACGACCAGGACGCCGGGCCGCTGACGCACGTCTATGCGTGGTTCAAGCTGCGCGACGGCGGCTACGACCTCGCGGTGCTGACGCGGCGCGACGTCCACAAGATCCGCGATCGGTCGCAGGCGTACCGGCAAGGGGTGAAGAGCGGCCGGCAGGACTCGCCCTGGTTCACCGACGAAGCGTGGATGTGGAAGAAAACGGCGCTCAAGCAACTGTTGAAGCTGGCGCCGATGTCCGTCGAGATCCAGCGCGCCGCGGTGCTCGATGACGTCGCCGAGGTGGGCTTACCGCAGGACCTCGCGGTGCTGGCCGATCCGACGGCCGAAGCGACGGCACTGCTCGAGGGGGACACCGACGATCCGCGTGAGACCGATCTCGAGATGCCGACGCGCACGATCGATCCGCCGCCGGCGGCCGCGATCCCGACGACGACCACGACGACCACTCTCGCGATCGTCGATCGCATCCTCGAGACGGGCCAGGGGACGAACGCGTGGAGCGCGACGACGCAGGGCGGGCTGAAGCTGTGGACGCGGGATGCGGGCCTCGGTCAGCAGTTGATCGCGGCGAAAGGCGCGCTGCGGCAATTCACCGCCGAGCCCGCCGACGCACAGGGCCGCCGCAAGCTGATCGCGATCGCGGAGTAACCCTGAGATGTCCGCCGCTGATCGGTCAGAGGTGCAACCACGGACGCCGTACTACCAGGAAGCAGCACGTCTGCGACTCCCATCATCGGGACATCACGGCACACATTCTGAGACGGATCGGGACTGATGAACGGCTGTGGACGGACGAGTACGAGAACCAAGGCAAGTAAATGGAAGCCGTTGACGCCTCGCGTGCAAGGACTCGTGGACCGTCGGTCTAGAGGTGAACGGTTGACGGCCGGCGAAACGATGGAGGTCGCGAAAGCCGGCGTCACGATCGCGGCGCGCGGCGGCGCAAAGATTTGGTCGATGCGAGAGGCATGGATGCCGAGTCGGTGTACCTGCAGAACGGACGGCCGCGCGAGCTGCATGCGGCACAAGGGACAGGAAGGCCTGAATCATCAGATGACCGAGGGCGGCGATCCTGACGGCTTCGCGGTATTCGGGCAGTTCCCGCACGGCTTCTTGAACGACGTCCTGCGGATGCAATTGCTCGGCGACGTCCAGCGGCACGAGGTCCTGCACATCTGCTCCGGCACGCTGGGTCCTCGTGAACGGTGGACCGTGGACATGCGGCCGGCGGCGCTGCCGTCCGTCGTCGCCCGCGGCGAGGCGTTGCCGTTTCTGGAGGCCTCGTTCAAGGCGGCCTGTATCGACCCGCCCTACACCGAAGAGTACGCGCGGAACCTGTATCGCTCGGAGTTTCCGAGGCCGTCACATCTACTGAAGGAGGCGGCTCGCGTCGTGGTGCCTGGCGGGCGCATCGGTCTGCTGCACATCGCGGTGCCAATCACGCCGCCCGATTGTGAGTTCGTCACGTCGTTCGGTGTCGTGCCTGGTCCGGGCTTTCGTATTCGTGCGTTCACGGTGTACCAGCGCCGGCAGGCTTCGTTGCTGGAGGCCATCTAGTGAACCAGTCCGCAGACGTCCGTCGTCACATGCGCGCCCTGATTCGAGGAGTAACCGCGTGATCGCGTGGACTGCCAATCCCTCGTGGCTCTCCGGCGTGGCGTATGACGCCGCGGCCCGGCAGCATCGTATCGACACGCGCCGCGCGCCGAGCGTGACGCAAGTCATCGACGCGCGCTATCCCGATCGCTTCGCCCGCGTCGATCGCGCGGTGCTCGCCCGGAAAGCGCGGCTCGGGACCGCGGTGCATCTGGCGGCGCAGTACGACGCCGAGGGTACGCTCGACGAGTCCTCCGTCAGCGCCGCCGTGAGTCCCCGGCTGGCCGCCTGGCGCTGGTTCCGCCAGTCGCGCCGCGTGCAGCCGCTCCTGTGTGAAGCCGTCATCTGTTCGCGCGACCTGGCGCTCGATCCCCTGGACCGGCGCCCGTATTGCGGCCGGCTGGACTTCCTCTGCCTCGTCGACCGCCGGCAGCTCGTGCTGCTCGATCTGAAAACGGGCTCCCCCGCCTTCGCGCGCCTGCAAACGATCGGCTATCTCGACGCGCTCTATCAGCAGTACCCGCACCTGATCCGGGAGGACGTCCAGCGCTGGGCCGTGCAGCTGCAGGATGGCCGCTACCGGGTCGAAACCTTTCGCGACGATGCGCTGGACGCGCGGGACTATCGCGCGGCCCTGGCGCACGCCTACGCCCTGTCGACATGGAGGGACGATGACGCCTGCGCACCTGTTCGATCTGCCCGCTGAACTGCCGGACGATCCGAGTCCGCCGCCGGCTCTGTTCGAGGTGCCGGACGACGGTAGTCCCATCGTCGGGACGACCACGGGTGACGTCCCGCCGGCGGAGCCAGTACCAGTCCTGCCGGACGCCGCGATCGCGTTGACCGGGCAGGTCTTACCGCCGATCGGGGAACTGACGATCCAGCCGGACCTGGAGTCCTACCTGGCGGCGCTCGAGCAGGCCGTCGCGCCGTATGAGGCGGCGGCGCGCCAGTTTGCGCGCGAGATGGAGACGGCGCCCGTCGACACGCCGGAGCAGGTGGCGGCGATCGGCCGGATGTCCCTCGTCGCGCGCGATCGCGAACGCGCGCTCGAGGAGCTGTTCGAACCGTGCATCCGCAAGCCGCGGTTGTATCTCGATCGCGTCTATGCCGTGCGCCGGCGGGTTGTCGACTGGTGGAAGATCGGCGGCCAGACCGCGGCCGCGCGGCATGCCAGGCGCCGCCGCGAGCTCGAGGAGCTCGATCGCCGCGTCGCGAGAGACGCGGCCGCCGCGGATGCGAAGCGCCGCCAGGAGGCCGAGGCCCAGGCCGCGGCCGAACGGCAGCGGCTGGCCGAGGCGGCCACGCGCGCCGCGACCGCTGGCGATACCGCTGCCGCCTCGCACTTCATCGACCAGGCGCGCGCCGTGCAGCCGGCGCTCGTCCCCGATACGCCAGTCCTGGCCGTGCAGACGGCGCAGGCGACTGTCAAAGGCGTCACGGTTGCGGACGTGCGGAAAGGCGACATCACCGACCTGGTTGAAGCGCTGCTCGCCTACGCGCGGCCGCACATCATGCTCGAGATCGCGGCCGCCATCGAAGCCGGCGAGCTGACCGCGGCCGCCATGCAGACGCCGACGACGATCATGGTGGCGACCCGCCTCCGCGCCCTCGCCAGCGAGCTGCCGCAGATCCCGTCGTCGATGTTCCAGGCGAACGCCAAGGCGATCAAAGCGCGCGCCACCGATGAAGGGCCGTCGCTGCAGTGGCCTGGCTTCCGGTTCTGGATCGAGGCGTCCCCGCGGCGGACCAGCGGAGGCGCGGCGTGATCTACCTGCTCGAGGAGATCGACGCCGATCCGAAGATCCTCGAGGCCGGCCGGCTGGCGAAAGCGAAGGGCGGCCGGTACTACATTCTTGGGGTCTTTGTGGCGGCAATCGGTTACTGCCGGCGCTACAAGACCGACGGCCATCTGCCGCGATCATTTTTTTTAGACAAAGACAAAGCCGGATCGGTGGCGCCGTCGCTGCGTGCGGGCTTGATCCAAAAAACGAAGACCGGCGACTACGTTATTCCGAGTTACCTCCGTTACAACCGGTCCGCGGCCCAAGTCCAGCAGACACTACAACTTCAGCGAGAACGGATGGCGAAATTACGCCGTCACAACCAGGGCGCCGCCGGGCGTGACACGAGCGGCGGTGACGCTGATGTGCGCGCGCACCCGACGGCTGGTGACGCTGATGTGCGTAATGGTGACGCCAATGTGCGCGTACCCACGATCCACGATCCACGATCCACGAAGAACAGAGGTACTCCAGCCAACCAGCACGATCTCCCGGTACTGAGTACGTCTTCCGATCGTGCTGCTTCCAAGAGAGAACAGCGGACGCGGACGTCCGCGCATTCTCCCCCTGTGGAAAACCTGACGAAGGAAGGAAAGAACCGCCTGGCGAAAGTGCCGGCGGCGGATGGGAACTTTGCCGTGCTGGTGTGCCTGACGCACGACGTTTTAGACGAGCTCGGCAGCGGCACGCCGCGACCGAGCGATCCCGATCTGCTCGAGGCGGTGAAGCTGGCGGCCGCGAAGTGGCACATCGCCTACGACCAGGGCGACACGTTGACACGTGCGGTGACGGCAGCGGTGAAACAACGGCTCGGTGGGAAGTCTGCGCCCCTGCCGGCGTTGGCGCGGGGCCGGTGTTGACGAATGGCGGAATCGTATGAGTGAACATGAGTATCTGATTCGCACTAAGCAACGGTGCTCCATCTGTGGGCCACTCCAACCGTTGCTGTTCTTTTCAACCTTTGGTAAGGCCGCGACAGATTCTGCAGTAGACGCATCTACTGCAGCACGGAAACGTCGGGCATCGATCTGCTTCGGTTGCCAACAAAACCGCCGTGATCAAGAGAAACAAACGAATCGACTACGCACCAAGATGCGGGATAACCGCCGACGTCATGCCAGTCGTCTGAAGATTTCGGTCGACCTATTGGAAGAACAGTATGGCTGGAACCTCGACCGAATGGAGCACGACGCGGAACACGCCTACAGGAACGGTTGTCCGTACTGCACAAAACCATTTCGAGAGATGGAACACGGCTATTCGGATCTGACCGTCGACGTTGTCAATCCAGGCGAGCCGCCGCATTGGGCGACAAACATCAGATTCGTCTGTATGACGTGTAATCGCGAAAAGGCGATGACACCGTCAACACTCTGGGCTGAAAAGCTCGCGTGCTGGGACAGGTGGCAACGACGGCAAGAGGAACTCAGCAGGATTCCGCCGCCGCCTGCCTATTTTCAGTCGAAGCTATTTTGAAACGGACGGGAATGGCGATCCGTCGCGTCCAGCGGCGCGCGTTTGTCACGATCCCGTGGATCCAGGGGCAACCGATGAAACGGGAGCAGACGATGACGGACGCGATCAACGAGGTGATCGCGGCGCTCGAGCAGGACGCGAAAGACGAGGTGCCGGTGACGGTCGAGGCGATGACGACCGACGAGTACGGCGTGCACCTATTGCTCGCCGTGTGGATGTGGAAGGACTGAATGTCGGCCCTGGCCTCCGTGTCGACGGCGATCCTGGTGGCGCTGCTGCCGCAAGCCATTGCCGGCGTCTGTCAGGCGCGGGCCGACGACCCGGACCTCTCGGATCACTGGTGCGCCGTGCTGATGGAAGTGCTGGCCGAGCTGCAGCGGCGCCAGGGGACGGACGCAGCCGCGCGGCAGGCGTTGGCGCAGTTCATTCTCACGTGGCATCAAGTCGCAGCGACGGTGCATTGACGATCATGCACACCAACAGCTGGGACAAGATCCGGCAGAAGGGCGGCCCGAAGGTCTATAAGACCGGGCCGCGGCTGACGGGCCGCGCGCGGCTCGAGCGCCGCCTCGTGGCGCTGCTGCTGGACTTCGCCCGGTTCGTGCGGGCGGAGGGTAGCCGGGAGGCACGGCTGCGCGGGGCGCCGGTGTCGCCGGCGCGGCAGCGCGATCATGCCTGGGCGACGGAGTGGATCGCGGTGCTGCAGCAGACGCAGCGCCGCCTGACGGCGGAGGCTGCGGAGGATGGCCATGAGTAGCGGCTACGACGCCAACCAGCGCGCGGCCGTGCGCCTGACGTGTGCCCGGTGCGGGCGCCGGTTCGATCGCACGCATCCGCCACCAGTGGCGATCGCCGGGCGCGGAGGCGCCGATGAGCAAGCCACGCCACTTCGCACGCTGTCGCTACTGCGGGTGCACCGACGACAAGCCCTGCCCGACCGGCTGCGGCTGGGCCGACGACACGCAGGCCTTCTGCACGGCTTGCCAGCCTGTGCATGAGGCGTGGCAGCGGCTCGCACGGCGCCGCAAACCCAACATGGTGCGCGCGTTCTTCCGCGGCTTCGTCGAGGGCGCCGGCGACGTCGATCGCCAGCAGGGTGAGGCTGGCCCTTACGGCACCAAAGAGGTGCAGGTCTACTGGCAGGCCGGCTTCGCGGCCGGTCGTCGCTCACTCGTGCAGCGAGCCACGCGGCCATGAGGCACGCGCCGTGGCCAGTGGCGCCCGTCCACTGGGGCTGGGACTTTGGCTCAGCGCCGTCACGTTCCGTCGTCGAGTTCCGTGACGGCCAGGTGCGAGCAGGCGCGCGCACGCGCGCGCAGACGTCGGAGGACATCGTGCCGAAACTCGCCATCGAAATCATCGACACGAACCACCACCGGGCGTTGAAGGCCGCGGCGCGGTCGATGCACCTGACGTCGATGGTCGAACGCCACGGCCAGTCGAGCGTGCGCATCGTGCATGTCCAGGACGCCCACGAGGCGTATCTGCTGGGCGTCGAAACCATCAAACGGTGGCGGGCGTTCATCGGGCGGACGTCGTAGCCAGAGAGGGCAGCGATGGCGCAGACCATACACGGCGCGGTGTCGATCACCACGATCGGGCCGGGGTTCACCACCGACCCCGGCGACCCGAAGACGGGCAAACCCTATCTGCAGCTCGACTTCGCAGATGGCGTACAGGTGTGCATCACGGCGACCCTGGCCGACCTGATCGGCGGCGCTGGGCGCGGAGCGGCGGCCCGCTACCGCGATCTGCTGGCGGCGGGGAGGATCGATGGCACGCACTGACAGCTGGCACTGTCTGGCTGCCGGCGTCTATGCCGACGACACCGGGGCGCTCCATCTCGTCGTGGAAGACATGCTCGCGGCGTCCGGCTATCCCGATACGCCGGAGAATCGCGCAACGCTGATCGACGCCGCGCGCGCCGTCTTTGGCGGGGAGGGCATTCCCGTCTATGAGGTCGACGATGCCTAACGCTCACGTCTCGCAGGAGTTCATCGACTGGCAGCGCCAGTTCGTCGAGCGCGTGATCCTGGCGATGCAACGGGTCTGTGCGGCCTGTCGGGATCCGTATCGCCTGCAGAGGACCACACATGAAAACGTTCCGATCGTTCACGGGTTCACGGTTGATCGAGCAACGCCGGCGCGCGCTGGCGCATCATTGCCGGCTGGCGATCGAAACGTTCCATCCGCGGTTTCGGTGGATTGATGGGCCGTTCTCGATCCTGCTGACGGTCAATAGCGGCTATGAGTGACTCGAGGCGAATTTCGGCGGGCCCGTGTGGCACGCGAGTGTAAGCGGAGTCGAGGACGACGCCGCGCGCCGGCTGAAGGCGATCGCCGTCCTCCACGGAATCGGGGACGCCGCGCGCGGCGAATGGTGGGAACAGGGCGAAATCGCCATGCATCTACGCCGGCGCCTGTCAGCGGCGGAGGATCCGCTAGTCGGTCCGGTTGTGGACGTCCGCGGGACGGCGGAAAGCGCGCGCCGGCTCAACCTCATGAGTCCATATATCCCGGCGGCGTATCTGCAAGAGGTCTGATCGGTGCCAACGGCCAATCCGCGGCCATGTGCGGAGCCACGATGCGGCGCGCTGGTGACGGGGACCGAGGGGCGGTGTCCCCGGCACGCACGCGAACAGGAACGGCGGCGGCCGTTCCGGGACGTCCGCCGGTTGTACTACACGGTCCGCTGGCGCCGGCTGCGCCTGGAGGTGATTGCGGCGGCGGCGCACATCTGCCAGGCGTGCGGCTGCGTGGCGCTGGCGCTGGAGGTCGATCACGTGCAGCCGCACAAAGGGGACGTCCGGCGATTCTGGGATCGCAGTAACCTGCAGGCGCTGTGTCCGTCCTGTCATACGGCCAAGACGGCGCGCGGCGAATAGCGGATGACGGAGCAGGGGTGGCGTGCAATCGTGGAGCGTGCGGCCATCGATGATCGCATGCGCGATCTCTTGGTCAAGCTATTGACCGAACAGGATGCGGCAAAGAGCGCGCTTCGCCGCAAGGGGTACGGCTGTACTGGGATGGGCTGGCTGGAGACGGTACGCGAAGTACCGCCGACGTCAGGGGATGACGAGCGAGGCCCTAGGCGGCCGTAGGAACGACGATTCGATCGCGGACGGACTCCGGACCGATCGATCGATCGATCGTCGAGTGGCGGGGCGCGTGCGGGCCGGACGGGGGCATCGTCGATGTTTGCGCGGCGGGGTGCCGCAAAC